ATGAACCTGTCCTTGACCGCTCGCATCGAAGCCCAGCACGAGCTGGAGAACCTGTCCGTTGAAATGGGCATCGCCCGCTACCGCAAGGCGTTGGAGGATGGCGGCGACACCGCTGTGCCTGCCGGCCAGCAGCTCATGAAGGCTGCCCTCAAGCCAATGGAGGAAGCTCTGGCCGCGTGGCTGGAGAAGACGGGTCAGGGCCTCGCTGCACGCAGCGCGAGCCTGTACCACTTCATCAACCAGCTCGACGTGGCAGCGTGCGCGTGGCTGACCGCACAGGGCGCCCTTGGGCAGCTCGCGGACCGTCCCCCGATGGGTCGCGTTGCGCTGTCCCTGGCAATGTCCCTGGAGGGCCACCTGAACATCGACGCCATCCTCAAGGCCAACCCGAAGCTCGGCGCGAAGATGGTCAAGCGCATGGCCGGTATGTCCGCTGACCGGAACAAGGCCCTGTTCATCCGAAAGGGTGGCGAGCTGGCCGACGTGAAGGTGGTGCAGTGGGACGATGGTGTTCGCACCCGGGTGGGCTCGCTGCTGCTGATGATGTTCGCAGAGAGCACGGGCCTCGTGGCTGTCGAAACGGTCGCCATCGGCAAGGGGAAGACGCAGACTGTGGTCCGCCCCACCGAGTCCTGCCGGATGTGGTTGGAGGAGTCGCACGCGCGCTGCGAGCTGCTCAACCCGGTCCGCATGCCGATGGTGTGCCCGCCCCGCGACTGGACGAACCCGTTCAACGGCGGCTTCCTGTCGCACCGCCTGCGCCAGCCGCTCGTGAAGACTCGCAACAAGGGCTACCTGACGGAACTGAAGGAGTGGGACATGCCATGGGTCTACGCGAGCGTGAACGCGCTCCAGGCGACCGAGTGGTCCATCAACCCGGACACCTTCGCGGTGGCCCGCATGCTCTGGGAAAACAACCGTGCGGACGCCGGTCTGCCCAGCCGCGAGAAGGTCGAACTGCCGTCCCGGTCCTGGGCCGAGGGTGAGGAGCCCAACCGTGAGGTGTTGCACGCGTGGAAGGTGGAGGCTGCGAAGGTCTGGGAGCTGAACGCCAAGACCGAATCCAAGCGCCGCCAGGTAGTGGACAAGCTCTGGATGGCCGAGTTGATGATGGAGAAGGGCAACCGCTTCCATTACGTCTACAACCTCGACTGGCGCGGACGGATGTACCCGGTGGGCCCGTCACTCACGCCACAGGGCGATGACCTCGCCAAGGGCCTCCTGCGGTTCACGAAGGGGCACCCACTGGGAGAGGAGGGTGCCTACTGGCTCGCCATCCACGGGGCCAACAGCTTCGGCGTGGACAAGGTCAGCTTCCAGGAACGCATCGATTGGGTGGAGGCGCATGCCGATGACATCCTCGATTCGGCCAATCGTCCCGGATCAGCAACATTCTGGATGGAGGCCGACAGCCCGTTCGTTTTCCTGGCCTTCTGCCACGAGTGGGCGCGGCTCCAGTCGCACGTCGATGCAGGCGGAGCAGAAGGGGAGTTCGAGAGCCACATTGCGGTCGCCTTCGATGGCAGTTGCAACGGGCTCCAGAACTTCAGCGCGATGCTGCGCGACGAGGTTGGTGGCGCTGCGACCGGCCTGATGCCCAACCACAAGCCAGCCGACATCTACAGCGAGGTAGCACGGGCTGCCCAGGTCATCATCGACCGGGACGCGGCAGACCCCGAGTCGGAGAACCATGAGGTAGCCCAGCGCTGGGTCGGGAAGATGTCCCGCAAGCACGCCAAGCGCAACACCATGACGGTCCCTTACGGGGTCACCCGCCGTGGCATGCGCGACCAGCTGTTCGGCGAGCTGAAGGAGAGCGAAGCGCAGCACCGGTCCATCGACGCCAGCTACCTCGCCGCGTGCAACTACGAGGCCATCGGCAACGTGGTGGTGGCCGCTCGACGGGCGATGGACTGGCTCCGCGAGGCGGCCAAGGTGGCTGCGTCCAACGATCTGCCGGTGCGCTGGGTGACCCCGGCCGGCTTCCTGGCGGTGCAGGACTACCGGCAGGACGTGGGCGAGGAGATGGACTTCGTCGTGCTGGGGCGCCGCCTCCGCTTCCACATCGTCAAGGATGGCGACAAGCTGAACACGCGCAAGCAGTCCCTGGGCATCAGCCCGAACTTCGTCCACAGCCTGGACGCGGCTCACCTGATGCGCACGGTGCTGTTCTGTGCCGAGGACGGTATGAAGGACTTCGCCATGATCCACGACAGCTACGGGGTGCACGCAGGCCTCGCGGCTCAGCTCCGGGACAACCTACGGGAGGCGTTCGTCGCCCAATACAGCGACCCGGTCCTCGAACAGTTCAGGGACCAACTGGCCGAGCAGCTGCCCGAGGAGTTGCGACAGGAACTCCCCGAGCTGCCCCCGATGGGCACCCTGGAGCTGGCTCAAGTGAGGCAGTCCGAGTATTTCTTCGCCTAATGATCCCGTAAACGGGACGGTTGCTGATGCGAGGTGGTGCCTAAACCCCACCCCTCGCTAAACCAACCAGACGCAAACCAGAAAGGAACCAATGCGCTGATGAACCGCGACCAACTCAACATGGTCCCCGCCCATTCCACGATCCAGACTGCCTACGCTGCCCTCAGCGGGGCGCAGGACAGCCCGGCCGCAATGCAGGTCATGGGCATCGCCGTCCTCTTCCACGAGGTCTGCAGCAGCCTGCAACTGGACCCGAGCGAGATGCTCGACAAGGCCCGCCGGGTTCGCCGGCACGCCGAGGACCATTACTCCATCGAGCTTCGTGCTCTCTCCCAGTACATCGAACAGGAATTCCGCAAGTGACGACGAACAAGAAGACCTTCGCCAAGGTGATGACCGACCCGGGCACCCTCGTGTACCCGAAGCTCAACGCCCCTGACACCAAGTTCAAGGCTGAGGGCGAGTACCAGGGCAAGGTTCGCCTGGACGCCGAGGCCAGCGCCAAACTCATCAAGCAGTTCGAGGCCGAGCTGAAGAAGTACTGGCCCATCGCCCAGGCCGAGCTGGAGCAGAAGGTCTCGGACGCCAAGACCGGGCCCGAGAAGGCCAAGGCGAAGAAGGCCCTGGCTGAGATGAAGGAAGCCGACAAGCCCTTCAAGCCGGCCTACGACGATGACGGCAACGAGACCGACGAGTTCGAGTTCAACTTCAAGATGCCCGCCAGCTTCAAGTCCTCGAAGGACGGCAAGGTGGTCACCATGAAGCCGGACATCTTCGACGCGAAGGGCGCCCTGTTGAAGAACCCGCCGGAAATCTGGGGCGGCACAACGGCGTGCGTGGCTGGCGAACTGCGTCCGTTCAGCATGCCCATCGGGGTCGGCCTCTCGCTGCGCCTGAAGGCCGTGCAGATCATCGAACTGCGCAGCAGCGGCGGTGGTGACCGCAGTGCCGGCAGCTACGGCTTCGGTGCCCGCGAGGACGGCTACGAGGGCGACAGCGAGGCCACCTCGGGTGGCTTCGAAGACCGCTCGGGTGGCAGCGACACGGGTTCGGATGGCCCGAACCACGAGGACTTCTAAGTCCCTCGGCATCGCACACGGCTATCGCAGCGGGCTGGAGGAGCAGGTTGCTCGCCAGCTCGCCGCTGCCGGTGTGGATGCTGCCTACGAGGCGTCCAAGATCGAGTACGTGAAGCCTGAGAAGAGGGCCAAGTACACGCCGGACTGGGTTCTCCCCAGCGGCATCGTCATCGAGACGAAAGGTCGGTTCCTCACCGATGACCGCCAGAAGCACCTGCTGATCCAGAAGCAGCATCCGCACCTCGACATCCGGTTCGTGTTCAGCAACAGCCGAGCACGCATCAGCAAGACCTCCCCAACGACCTACGCCATGTGGTGCGAGAAGAACGGCTTCAAGTACGCCGACAAGTTCATCCCGCCTGCGTGGCTCACCGAGACCCCCATGAAGAAGAACGAGGCCAGCTGATGGCCGGACCGAAACCACTGACCGAGGTGAAGTTCATCGCGGTCCACTGCTCGGCAACTCCTGGCAACCGAGACATCGGCGCCAAGGAACTCGACCGCATGCACCGCGACCGTGGCTTCCGCTGCATCGGCTATCACTACGTGATCCGCCGTGATGGCACGGTCGAGAAGGGCCGCCCCGACAACCAGCCGGGCGCCCATGTCGAGGACTGGAACCACTGCTCTCTGGGCATCTGCCTGGTTGGTGGCGTGGACGCCAAGCTCAAGCCCGAACCCAACTTCACGCCGGCCCAGATGGACGGCCTGAACCAACTGCTCACGAAGCTGGAGGAGGACCACCCGTTGGCGGTCATCCAGGGCCATCGTGACTTCTCCCATGTCAACAAGGCGTGCCCTAGCTTCGACGTGAAGCATTGGCTCGCAACCGGAACCCTCAAGCCGTGAACATCATCCTGTCGTTCGTCCGCTCCTTCATAGCTCCCACCGTCGAGTCCATCACGGCGCCCCTCACGAAGACCGTGAAGCGCCTGGAGGCGCATGCCGACCGCGAAGCGCAGCGTTCCGAGACCCAGGAGGAGGGCGCCCAGCTGTTGCTCGATGCGTCCGACAAGGCCGCTGCGGAATCTCTCCGTGCCCAGGCTACGGCGAAGCGCATCAAGGCGCTCGTGGGCTAAACCCCACCCCTCGCTAAACCTCCCAAGTCCTTCTTAGGCGACCCACGTCCTGCCCCTCACGGGGCGGGCTGGCTACTCACGTCCAACGTTCCCTCATCAAGGAATTTCCCACATGACCACCCAAGTCAATCGCGTCCGTGCTCACCTCGAAGCGGGCAAGTCCATCACCCCGCTCTCGGCCCACGGGGTCTACAGCATTTCCCGCCTCTCGTCGGTCATCGAAGACCTTCGCAACGAAGGCATGGAAATCGACACGGTCCTGAAGTACGACGAGATGGGCAAGCAGTACGGCGAGTACCGCGAGCGCCGCCCCATCGGGGTCCACGACCTGGTGCAGATCAAGCGCGGCTACGGCATCGGCCTCCCGCATTGGGTTCGCAAGCTCAAGTCCGCCCGCGTCATCGGCAAGAACCGTGACGCCTCCCTGGTCCGCTTCATCCGAGGCAAGAACATCGATGACGTGTGGGTCAACGACCGCGAACTCGTCAACGCCGACTGAACAGGAGACCCACATGAACGAAAAGCAAGCTCGCTTCACGACCATGGCCGCTGCGTTCTACACGGCCGCCATCACCAACCCGGAAAGCCGCGTGTGCCGCCGTGTCGGCCGCGCCATCGAGCGCAACGCCGGCCTCGTCCTGGAGCGAGGTACGGACGCGAAGGTGTCCTTCCGCACGGCCGAGAAGCTGAAGAAGGACGGGGTCCTCTGATGGAGTTCATCCTCGTCCTATACATCTACGCCGGCATGTTCGCCAAAGGTGACAGCGTCACCGTCCAGGCGGTCCCGGGATTCACCTCCGAGGCGGCGTGTAAGGCCGCTGGCAAGGCAGCCGAACCGCTCGTGGCAGGTAGCGCGAAGGAACTCCGCTTCATCTGCCTCAAGAAGTGACCGACGAGTCCCACTTCACGCACAAGGAGCCATGCCCCGCGTGCGGGTCGAGGGACAACCTCGCTCGCTATACGGACGGCCACGGTTTCTGCTTCGGCTGCGACCACTACGAGCCTGCTGACGGCTCTGTTCCCACGAAAAGGAGGCCCACTGTGGCTCAAGACTTCACGCCCTTGACGGGCGAGGTCGAGGCGCTGCGGGCTCGCGGCATCAGCGAGGAAACCTGCCAGCACTTCGGCTACCGAATCGGCGTTCGCAATGGTAAGAAGGTCCACATCGCCCCGTACTACAAGGACGGCGAACTGGTCGCGCAGCACACCCGGGATGCGGAGAAGAACTTTGCCTGGGTTGGTGACGCCAAGGGCTTCGCCTTCGAGCTGTTCGGCCAACACCTGTGGCGCGACGGAGGCAAGAAGGTGGTCATCACCGAGGGCGAGATTGACGCCATGTCGGTCTCGCAGCTGCAGGGCAACAAGTGGCCTGTGGTGAGCATCCCCTCGGGCACCGGCTCGGCCGAGAAGGCCATCCGCGCCAACATCGAGTGGCTCGGCAAGTTCGATGAAGTGGTCCTGATGTTCGACAACGACGAGCCTGGCCGTGAGGCCCGCGATGATGTCGCCCCGCTGTTCGCTCCGGGGAAGTGCAAGGTGGCCTCGCTGCCCCTGAAGGACCCCAACGACATGCTCAAGGCGGGCAGGGGGTCCGAGGTCATCGACGCCATCTGGGCCGCCAAGGTGTACCGCCCTGACGGCATCCGGTCCATTGACGACCTGGCCGAGGCCGCCGAGGTGGACCCTGAAGTGGGCCTGTCGTGGTGGCTCGATGTCCTCACGGAGCTGACCTACGGTCGTCGCGAGGGCGAGTGCTACGCCTTCGGTGCGGGCACCGGCATCGGGAAGACCGACTGGTTCACGCAGTCCATCGCCTTCGACGTGATGAAGCTCGGCCTGGCCGTGGGTGTGCTCTACCTGGAGCAGCCCCCGGTCGAGACGCTGCGCCGCATCGCTGGCAAGGTGGACGGCAAGGTCCTGCATGTGCCCGGCAAGGCGACCCGTGAGGAGCGCCGCGAGGCAATCGGGAAGCTGCGCGACACCGGCCGCATCCACTTCTACGACAGCTTCGGGTCCACGGACTGGGAAGTCGTGAAGGGGAAGATTCGGTACATGGCCGTTGGCCTGGGCTGCAAGTGCATCTACCTCGACCACCTCACCGCCCTCGTGGCTCAGGAGGAGGACGAGCGCAAGGCACTCGACAAGCTCATGGCAGAGCTGGCCGCGCTGGCCTTGGAGCTGAAGGTCATGCTGCACTTCATCTCCCACCTGACGCGCCCCAAGGACGGGCCGTCACACGAGGAGGGCGGCCGGGTGAAGCAGGCGCAGTTCCGTGGCTCCAACGCCATCGGGATGTGGGCGCACTTCATGTTCGGCTTGGAGCGCAACACCCAAGGCGAGGAAGCGGCCGACCGCATCACGACCTTCCGAGTCCTCAAGGACCGCAACACCGGTCAAGCCACTGGCAAGACCATCCCGCTCGACTACGACCCAGCAACGGGCCTGCTGTTCAAGGCAGACCTTAGTGCGCTCGAACCGCCCCTTTTCTCGGACCGTTCCGGTTCGGCAACCAAACATCACGAGGAGTTCTGACATGGATCGCAATTCGTTCCAAGCCCAGCGCGGCATTCCCGGCTTCATCGCCAGCCACTACCCGGCCATCCCGGTGACCTGGCCGAACCGTGCGGTGCGCCGTGCCGTGAAGCATGGCTGCGAGTCGCGGGTGCCGCAGGAGTGGCGCTCACTGTTCTCTCTGCAGCCGCAGTTCCGCGCTGCAGTCAAGGCGCTGTGATGAAGGACGTTGCAGGCCAAGAGCTGGCGGTCGGTGACTCGGTCGCCATCGCTGTCACCGGCTACCGAACGATGACCGTCGGGCGCATCACGCGGTTCACGCCGAAGGGCATGAAGGTCGTCTTCAAAAAGCCCTGGGGCAGCTACGGCGAGGAGGAGACCTTCCGCGACCCGCAGATGGTCGCCAAGGTCCCGTCCCCCACCTGACCCACATCAACTACTAGAGCCCCGTCATCGGAGGCGGGAGAGTTCCATTGTTGACACCCATCGCCAAGGCGGTGCGGCTGCTTCTCACGCACGCCGTCACCTTCGACCTTGAAACGGATGGACTGCTGGACGAAGTCAGCGTCATCCACGTTCTGGTCATCAAGGACCGTACCACCGGGATCATCCACCGGTTCAACAACCAGCCAGGAGGTCGCCCGATTGCCGAGGGCCTTGCGATCCTCGCTGATCCCAGCACGCTGGTTGTTGCCCACAACGGCACGGGGTACGACTGCCTGGTCCTGAAGAAACTCCACGGACTTGACATTCCGTGGTGGCGACAGCGCGACACGATGGTTCTCTCCCGCTTGGTGTGGCCGCACCTCAAGCAGGTTGACCTGGACCGCCGGAAGAAGAAGTCCGGCGCGTCCTTTCCGGGCCAGCTCATCGGCAGCGTCAGCCTCGAAGCTTGGGGGCACCGCCTTGGTGAGCACAAGGGTGACTACGCGGGTGACCCCCTGCTGGTCGAGCGTCTGATGGCCGAGGGGGTGCCCGAGAAGGACGCCCGCAAGACTGCCTACGCCCGCCGCTGGGAGCGCTGGAACCAGTCCATGGAGGACTACTGCGTCCAGGACGTGGTGGTCACGGACAAGCTGTACGACCGCATCCTGTCGAAGGAACCGAGCGAGACCTCGGTGCTCATCGAGACCCAGGTCCAGCACATCATCGTCCGCCAAGAGGCCCACGGCTTCCTGCTCGATGAGAAGAAGGCGGTCCAGCTCTACACCACCTTGGTGAAGCGGAAGCTGGAACTCGAGGCCGAGGTGCATGCGGTGTTCAAGCCGATGTTCCTGCGGTTCGAGAAGCCGTTCACCCCAGCCCGCGACAACAAGGGCATGGGCTACGTGGCCGGCGCCCCGTTCCAGAAGCTGAAGCTCACCGACTTCAACCTGTCCTCGCGTGACCACATCTCGCATTGGCTGAAGGTGATGTACGGCTGGGAGCCCGTCGAGTTCACGAGCGACGGCAAGCCCAAGGTGGACGACGAGGTCATCTCGGCGCTGCCCTACGCGGAAGCGAAGCCCCTGAAGGAGTACTTCATGGTGGTGAAGCGAATCGCGCAGATTGCCGAGGGCAACGAGGCGTGGCTCAAGCACGTCAGGAAAGATGGGCGCGTCCACGGCCGGGTCAACACGAACGGCGCCGTCACGGGCCGCATGACGCACTCCAAGCCGAACATGGCTCAGGTCCCCTCTGGCAAGAGCGAGTATGGCAACGAGTGTCGCGAGTGCTGGATCGTCCCGGTGGGCAAGAAGCTGGTCGGTGCGGACGCCGATGCGTTGGAGCTGCGTGACCTCGCCGGGTACATGGCGATCTACGACGGCGGCGCCTACATCAAGACCGTGCTGGAGGGGGACAAGTCCAAGGGCACGGACATGCACTCGGTGAACTGCATGGCCCTCGGCCTGCCGGTCAAGGAGTACGTGTTCGGCACCGAGACCGGCAGGGATGTGGCGAAGACCTGGTTCTACGCGTTCATCTACGGCTCGGGCGACGAGAACCTCGGATGGATCGTCCTTCGCAAGAAGGGCGCCCAGGCCAAGAAGAAGGGCGCTGCTCTGCGCAAAGCCTTCCTGGCGAACCTGCCCGCGATGGGCAAGTTGGTCCAGCACGTTCAGGCCCGGGCCAAGGAACGCGGGTTCCTCAAGGGAATTGACGGGCGGCTGCTTCCAGTCCGCTCGATGCACTCCGCGCTCAACACGCTCCTCCAGTCGGCTGGCGCGATCCAGATGAAGAAGGCTCTGTGCCTCCTTGACGAATCCCTCCAAGAGGCCGGGCTCATTCCCGGAACGCACTACGAGTTCGTGGCGAACGTACACGACGAGTGGCAAATCGAGGTCGATGATGACAAAGCTGAAATGGTTGGCCGCATGGCTGTCCAATCTATCCGGGACGCTGGTTCCTTTTTCAACTTCCGATGTCCCCTCGACGGGGCATTCGACGTTGGCAACAACTGGTCCGAAACTCACTGACGAGATGGAGGAGATGGTGGCGAACGTCGTGTCGCTCGCTCATTACGACCGCCTCTCCATTCAAGGCGACTTCGCCCGGAAGTTCGCAACGGAACTGTCGGCTGCCGCATCGCTCGGCCTGGTGAGCACTGAGACCCCCGAAGGTTTCGGCCGCGTGTGGCGTGCCACCGCCAAGGGCATCCTCTGGCTTGAAGGGGCCGACCTGTGACGGGTTGGCTCCGCGCCATTCCGTACCTCGTCGCTGCCCTCGCCGTCGCCTCGGCCGTCTACCTGATCCGCGAGTCGGGGGTGGACGCCGAGGCCGCACGGCGCGACCTGAAGGAATCGAAGGCCACGGTCACGCAGCTGACCACCGACCTTGCCGCCTCGAAGCTCCAGCTCAAGGACTTCGAGGGAAGCGTCCAGGCCACCGCTGCCATCGCTGAGGGCTACCGCGCGCAAGCCCAACGCATCCGCACCGTCACGAAGGAAATCATCCGTGAAGTTCCCGTTCGCATCCCTGCTGATGCTTGCCCTCTGCCTGTCGAGTGGCGCGTGCTCCACGACGCCGCCGCAGATGGCGAAACCCCTGATCCCACCACCTCCCCCGGAGCTGATGGCGGACCCGTTGCCCCTCAAGACGCTGCCGAAACGGTTGTCGAGAACTACGGGCAGTACCACGACCTCGCCGAGCGCCACCGCGCCCTCCAACGCTACGTCACCGAGCAACTGAAATGACGACTCTCCAAGTGGGCCTCGACGCCCTCAAGACGGTGCAGGCCGTGTTCCCCAACGCCATCCTCGCAGGTGGCTTCCTGCGTGACCTCCTTCTGGACCGCACGCCGAAGGACATCGACATCTTCGTGCCGCACACGGGGTGTTTCCAACCCGGCACCTTGCAGCTCGTTCCGATGATGGGCGCTGCCGAGTACATGGAGCAGACTGAGGTCTCCTACATCTGGGATGTGCCGGGCTTCGAGCTGCCGGTGCAGGTCATCATGCTTTGCCCAGGGCTTGACCCGGTGGACCGAGCCAAGGCGCACGACTTCGGCATCTGCCAGGTCTGGAATGACGGCGCTGGTCTGGAGTGGACTCCTGCGTTCGACAAGGACTGGTCGAACCGTACCTTCACCCTCGACCACTGCGAGGACCAGAAGGAGTTCGACCGTTCGATGCGCCGCTATGAACGGCTGCAGGAGAAGTTCGCTGGCTTCCCGTTGGTGATCCCGCCGCAGTTCGAGAGCTTCCTCCCTCCGCCCCTGTGAGCATCACGCTGCTGCTGGACGCTGACATCGTCGCGTTCCAGCTGGCTGCCACGCACCAGCGCACCTACCGGTTTCCCGGGATGGAGGCGCCGTGTGTGGCGGCCGACGACTTCGAGACCCTCCCGCTTCGCATCGACGCGGAGGTCTCCAAGCTGACCCAGGCGGTGAAGGCGGACCACGTCATCGTGTGCCTGTCGTGCCCCACCGAGGAGAACTGGCGCCTCAAGGTGCTGCCCAGCTACAAGGGCCACCGCGACTACAGCCAACGCCCGGTGCACCTCAAGGCCGTCAAGGACTACCTCGAAGCCAACTACCCGAGCTACCGGCGGGACACGCTGGAGGCGGACGACATCATGGGCATCCTGTCCACGATGAAGGGGCTCCCGAAGAACTTTCTCGCGGAGCACCCCCAGATTCCGGCGACCAGCCAGAAGGTCATCGTGTCCGAAGATAAGGACATGAAGACCATCCCGGGCTGGCTGTGGAATCCGAAGAAGGACAAGGCGCCGTGGCTCGTGTGTGAGGACCAGGCGAACTACTGGCACTTCTACCAGACCCTCGTCGGCGACACGACCGATGGCTACAAGGGCCTCCCCGGATGCGGAGAGGCACGGGCCGTGAAGGTTCTCGACTACCCCTCGTGGGATAGCGTCGATGAGCGCTGGCGCCGCGTGGTGGTCGCGTTCGAGGCCAAAGGCCACACCGAAGAAGACGCGCTCGTGCAGGCCCGAGTGGCTCGCATCTGCCGCGCATCCGACTACGACTTCAAGAAAAAGGAAGTGATCCTATGGAAATCCTGAAACGCATCGCCCGTTGGGTGCTCCGCGAAGAACGGGCCACCGTCGAGCAAGCGTTCGTTGCGCTGCAGCAAGCGTTCACTCGCCAGCATGCTGCGGCGACCAGCTACAGCAACGAGCTGGGCCGCATCCGTGCGCGGGTGGGCAAGGCGACCGACTGGGCGAATGAACACCGCCCGAATAGCACGGACCTCCGCGCGGTGACGCAGTTCATCGTGGAGGGGGCGGAAGGTCTGCACGCCAACTGTCGAGGTGTCCATCCGTTCGACCGCTGGGGCGTCTTCCCGAAGCCGTGATGGATGAGATGAAACCGCAGCAGCGAGGCAACGACTGCCTCAACTGCAAACACCACACCTGGAAAGACGGCGTCGCCTGCAACCACCTCTCGCGCCCCGAGCGGCCCGTGACGGTGGTCCGCTGGGCAGCCGGCTGCCCTCAACACGTGACGAAGGAGACCGCATGATCGGCCATCTCGACCATGACTTCCCGACCGGCGTGGTGCCGAGTCGGGTGGACCTGACGAAGCCTGGCCCCGGGCGCAAGGACGACACCGGAAAGCTGGACATCACGCTGCTGTTCGATGACATGCCGAACGCCCTGGAGGCGGTGGTGGAAGTCCTGCAGTGGGCCGTCACGAAGAAGCAGCCGGTGCCCTACGAGCGCGGCTCGTGGCAGGGCGTGGAGCCCTTCCAGGTACGCTACCGGGCCGCTCAGCTGCGGCACATGCTGAATGCGGCGAAGGCCAAGGTCCAGGGTCGTGCGGTCGAGTCGCACCTGGCCCGGGATCACGAGACGGGACTCTTGGAATTGGCCCACATCGCCACCGATGTGCTGTTTCAGCTGGAGATGGCGTGCCGGGATGTCGGCGCATCGGCTGCTTAGGGGTGCTTCGGGGCCGCTCGTGCGACAGATAGCCTCGATGCCATATTTGGAATCTCGTATAGCGACTGAAAGACGTGTTGAACTATTTCAATTGCCAAACGAAGCTCCTCCTTTGATGGTCTCGCAAGGAGGTGGACTGCTTCGTTTCCCATTGACCGATGGTCGTGCAAATACTGTGCATTGGTCGGCGTAAGCAGTCCCCGCTCCTGCAGACCAAAGATCTTGCCTTCTAGGTTGCTCTTTCTTACGGTGTTCCCGTTCTGGAGCGGCACCAAACCGTCGTTTACGCCGAGTTCGGTACAGACGCCTTCCACAAGAGCACGAAGTCCTGCGGCGCAGAGTGTGGCTGAGTCGTTGTTGTAGCAATCGATGACCTCGACGTACAACCTGCGGAGATTGCTGGGCACGTTCTCGAAGGCCGGTGCGGCGAGCGTATCTGCACCTCGCTTGGGGAACAGCTGAACTTCTGAGTCATTGCCCATCGAATCGTCAGAGTACGCCTGCCGGAACGTGACAACGTTACAACCAGCGCAAACAAGTATTTGGTGCGTCAGGTACGCGGAGAACGTGTACTGCTCCTCGCTATCCACAAAAGTGGACGTACTTGTAAACGAGGCTTCGATTAGATGATTTGTGTCTCCCTTACAGGTTATGCACTGCACCTGAATCTTCTTGCCGATGCGTTTCGCGTCTTGCCCGAATGAGTGCTCCGTGTAGCCCATTGTTCTCTCCCGGAAATTTCTTCGGAGTTTGCCTCTACTGCTCACGTGGCGCGCGCGAAGGAATGCACGAAATCGTCAAGCGACTCAACAAGTTGCCTTGCAAGAGGCTGGCGCGCGCGGCTCTAGCCCCCACCCCTCGCTAAACCCGAAAGGGCTCTCACTGATTCTCCAAGGCCTCCATGTGCTCATCCCCGAAAGCTCCGGTGCAGAACACGGTGGCCCCCCCGCCGCCGGCTGAAGCACCCAAGCCGCTCGCCATCCCCAACGACAAGCGAGCCGCAACCAACATGTCCCAGCTGCGCATCAAGGCGCCCGCGAAGTCCCCGGCCACGCCATCCGGACTAGCCATCCCCAAGACTGGCTGATGCAACTGCCGGTCTCCCTGAAGCAGGAATACGAGCGACTGTCCACGGACCGAAGCCCCTACCTGCTCCGGGCAAGGGACGCGTCGAAGTACACCGTTCCCACGTTGCTGCCCCCTGAAGGGCGTACGTCCGGTGGAAAGCTGCGTTCCGGCTACTCGAACTATGGCGCCCGGTGCGTCAACTCGCTGGCCTCGAAGCTACTCCTCGCCATCCTCCCGGCACGCCAGTCGTTCTTCCGCCTCCAGGTGGGGGACAACATCCTGGCGCAGCTTGGCGGCCCTCAGGTGCGTGCCGATGTCGAGCGTGCCCTGGCCGACTACGAGGCCATCATCCAGTCCGACATCGAGGAGACGCCCACGCGGACCCCGGTCGGCGAGGGCGTGAAGCATCTCCTGGTCGCCGGCAACGTCCTGACGTACATGCTCCCGGAAGGGGGCGTGAAGTGCTACCCGCTGCACTCCTACGTGTGCCAGCGTGATGACTCGGGCAACGTCCTTCGCACCATCGCGGAAGACCGCGTGTCCCCGATGACCCTCCCGGAATCCATTCGTGGAGCCGTCAAGGCACGCCTACTGGAGCGGGCAGGGCAGCACGGCCACCCGGACAAGACCGTCACCGTCTACACGGGCGTCTTCCGTAACGGCAACCACTGGCGGGTCTGGCAAGAGGTCGAAGGGATCAATGTCCCCGAGTCCGATGGCTCCTATCCGCTGGATGCCAGTCCCTGGATGCCGCTGCGCTGGACCCCGGTCAGTGGCGAGAGCTACGGACGTGGACTGGTCGAAGACTACCTCGGCTACTTCATCAGCCTGGAGGCGCTCACTGCCGCGCTCGTGAAGGGCACTGCTGTGGCCGCCAAGGTCGTCTACCTGCGCAACCCGAACGGCGTAACCAAGGCTTCCGCCCTGACACGCTCGGAGACAGGGGACGTGATTGACGGTAAGCCGGACGATGTCCACGCCCTCCAATCGGAGAAAACCCAGGACTTCCGCACGGCGCGCGAGATGATCAACGACCTGAAGGAGGAGCTGGCCTACGCCTTCGCTCTGAACCAGGCCATCCAGCGCAACGCAGAGCGCGTGACTGCGGAGGAAATCCGCTACATGGCGCAGGAGCTGGACTCGCTCCTCGGTGGCAACTACTCGACCCTGTCGCAGGAGTTCCAGCGTCCCTTCCTGCGCCGCAAGATGCTGGAGCTGGAGAAGGCCGGCAAGCTGCCTGCGTTGCCGAAGAAGGCGCTCCGTCCGGTCATCGTGACTGGCTTGGATGCCCTCGGCCGTGGCGCCGAGCTGGACAACCTCCGTGCCCTCGTGAAGGACATCGTGGACCTCGGCGGGCCCCAAGCCCTGGAGACCTACGTGTCCTTCGATGACCTCCTGAAGCGCCTCACGACCGCACGCGGGGTGAAGGCTGACGGCCTCATCAAGCCGAAGGAAGTGGTCGCCGCTGAACAGCAGCAGAAGCAGCAGCTGGCAATGATGCAGCAGCTCGGCCCCAACGCCATCAACCAAATGGGCCAACTTGCCAAGGCGGGTATGGCTCCTCAAGGAACCCAATGAGCAAGCAAGCAACGGCCACCGAGGCCAAAGAACCCACCGTGGCCGAACTGATGGCCCTCGTCGCTGAACTGCAAGCCAAGGTCAACGGCCAAGCTGTGCCGGTGACGGCCTCCGACTTCGCTGTCGAGGTCGCCCTTGCCGAGAAGGCGGGCTTCAAGCCCCAGGTGGTCCCGTCCCTCCAGAAGGGTGCCAGCCCGGCGCTCCGCACGGACTACTGATGCCCGGCGAGCAGCAAACACAGGCGCCCCAGCTCTCCGAGCATGACGCCCAGATGGTCGCCCTTGTGGATGCCAATGCTGCCGCTGCCCAAGCCGCAGCGAACGGTGGTGCCCCTCAAGGCGCCCCTGCTGGTGAGCAGCAGCCGGTCGTCACGGCGCGCCCCGAGCACGTCCCCGAGAAGTTCTGGGACGCAGCCAAGGGCCAACTGAACACCGAGGCGCTCCTGAAGGCTCACGCCGAGCTGGAGTCCAAGGTGGGCAAGCCTGCCGAGACGCCACCCGAAGGCCAGACACCCGAGCAGAAGGCCGCAGAGGACGCCGTCAAGTCCGCCAAGCTGGACATGGCGACCCTGCAGACCGAGTTCGACTCCAGCGGTGCGCTGTCCGATGGCAGCTACGCAGCCCTCGAAGCGGCCGGCATCCCCAAGGAAGTGGTCAACGCGTACATCGCGGGCCAGCAAGCCCTGGTGGACCAGCACGCGGCGCAAGGCTTCGCCCTCGTTGGCGGCCAGGATTCGTACTCGAAGATGGTCCAGTGGGCCGCCACGAACATGTCGCCGGCCGAGCAGGATGCATTCAACACGTCCGTGGTGGGCACACCTGAGCAGATGTCGCAGGCCATCATGGGCCTGAAGGCTCGCTACGAGGGCTCCATGGGCCGCGACCCGGTGCTCCTGGCGGGCCAGCAAGGTGGCACTCCTGCCTCCGAGGCTGGGTTCGCCAGCCGCGCTCAGGTGACCGAGGCGATGAGCGACCCCCGCTACAGGAAAGACCCGGCGTACCGCGCCATGGTCGAGCGCCGCATCGGCCTCATGGACAACTTCTGATCCAACCGCGAGCTGCATGGGCAGGAACGACCCCTGAAGGTCTGACCGGATACCGCAGTTCGCAACGTCTCCCGGCGCGTCAGCCCGGGTGTTCCCGTTCGTTCCCCTTTCTCTCTCCACGCACGCAACGAAAGCCCGCAGGCCCTCCGAGGAGGACACCCTGATGCGCGACGAACGCCGCTTCGAGAGCAGCAAGTGAGCCCCGCAGGCCGGTCCTCCATGGACGCAAGGCCGTCTCTCACACCCTCTCCAGAAAAAACAAAATGGCAAACGCATCCCCCATCCGTGTCGGTCAAGTCAACGGCGCTGGCATGACCGATGAGATGTTCCTGAAGGTCTTCGGCGGCGAAGTCCTGACGGCGTTCAACACCGAGACCAAGGTGCTGGACAAGCACTTCGTCCGCACCATCCCGAGCGGCAAGAGCGCGAGCTTCCCGGCCACCTGGAAGGTGAACGCTGGCTACCACACGCCCGGTGCCGAAATCGTCGGCCAGTCGAGCAACGTGGCCGAGCGCGTCATCACCATCGATGACCTCCTGCTGTCGGACGTGTTCATCCCGAACATCGATGAAGCGAAGAACCACTACGACTACCGCTCGATCTACTCGACCGAGTGCGGCCACGCCCTGGCGAACAACTGGGACAAGAACGTGCTGCGCGTCGGCGTGCTCGCGGCCCGCGCCTCGGCAACGGTGACCGGCGCGTTCGGTGGCACCTCGCTGACCTCGGCAACCACGCTCTACAAGACGAGCGCGACCGACCTCATCGCCGGCCACTACGCTGCCGCGCAGGTGTTCGATGAAAAGGACATCCCCGAGTCGAAGCGGAAGTACTCGTTCATGAAGCCGGCCCAGTACTGGCTCCTGGCACAGGTGGACAACCTGGTGGACAAGGACGTGAACGGCTCCAACGGCGAGAAGAACAAGGGCAAGGTGTACGAGGTCGCCGGCATCGAGCTGGTGAAGACCAACAACCTCCCGAATGCCGTTGTGAACACCGGTCCGGCCGCCTACCAGGGCGACTTCTCGAAGACCGCTGCCCTCATCAAGACGGCTGACGCAGTCGGCACGCTCAAGCTCCTGGACCTCCAGAACGAGATGGGCTACGACATGCGCCGTCAGGGCACGCTGATCATCAGCAAGTACCTGATGGGTCACGGCATCCTCCGCCCGGAGTGCTCGGTCGAGCTGAAGACCACGGCCTGATAGGCCAACCCCAAGGCCCCCTCTGGAACCCCCAGCAGGGGGCCTATTTTTTCGCCCGCAACGGGACCCCATCGCATGACCGCTACGACCCTGACCTCCGAGCTGGAGGCTGTCAACATCATGCTGGAGGCATGCGACGAGGCCCCTGTGACCTCGCTCGTGCAGTCCGGCATCTACCCTCTAGACCGCGCCAAGGGAATCCTCTCGGAGACTTCCCGGGTGGTGCAGTCGCTCGGCTGGAAGTTCAACACCGAGTACGAGTTCCCACTCACTCGGGACGAAGCTGGCGCCGTCGCGTTGGCCCCGAACGCCCTCCGTGTGGACGTGGACGCCAAGCACACCAACGTGGACCCGGTGCAGCGCGGCCTGCGGCTGTATGACAGCAAGGCTCACAGCTACGCCTTCACGCAGGACCTCACGGCCACCGTGGTGTTCCTCCTCGGGTGGGACGAGCTGCCGCAGCCGGCCCGCCACTACATCAACATCCGCGCTGCCCGCACGATGCAGGGCCGCAGCTCCGTGAGCGACTCCACCTACCGCTACTCGGCGGACGACGAGCAGGCCGCCTTTCTGGCCCTGAACGACCACGAGGCGGAGGTCGGTGATCACAACATGCTGCGCGACTCCTGGTCCGTGGGCAGCGTGGTCTACGGCCGAGAGATGCAATGAGCCTTCTGACCCGCTCGTTCCCCGGCCTGTTCGGCGGGGTGTCGCAACAGATTCCGGCCATGCGCCATGCCACCCAGTGTGCCGAGCAGGACAACGCACTGGCGACCCTGGTGGACGGCCTCTACAAGCGCCACGGCACGCGCCACGAGTTCACCCTGGACTCCACCCACGAGTCCATGTCTGTGCAGGGCGCCAATGGGGTAGGCACAGTCCACACGTTCAAGCAGGCCGGCGAGCTTTACAAGCTGCTGCTGGTGAACGGCGACCTGATGCTGTACTCGATGAAGACGGGCGCGTCCCAGATGGTCGAGTTCCCCTCGGGGAAGTCATACCTCAGCGTGGTGGACGCCGAACGGGACTTCCGTTGCGTGTCAGTGGCCGACTACACCTTCGTCGTGAACCGCCGCAAGGAGGTGTCCATGCTGGAGGCGACGACCTCATCAAACCCCACCAACGTCGGGTACGTCTACGTGAAGACCTCGGTGCCGAAGCACTACTTCAACGTCACGGTCAACATGAAGTCGGTGTCCGTGTACTCCGGCGACTCGCCGACGAACGCGGTCATCGCCAACGCGCTTGCGGCGCAGATCAACGCGGCTGACCCCACCTTCAACGCCTACGTGCTTGCGAACTCCAACATCGTGAAGGTGGCCCTGCCGGTCGGGGTCCCCATGCAGATGGTGGTGTCGGACACCTGGGGAAATCAGTGCCTCTCTGCGCTGCACCTGGGCGTAGACACCTTCGCGCAACTGCCAGGGCACTTCGAGTCCGGCTACGTCATTTCGGTGAACGGCACGGCGGACTCCACCGAGGACTCTTACTACGTGCGTTGGGACGCTCAACAGGCCCGGTGGATCGAGGCCCCCAAGCCCGGCATCCGGACGACCCTCGACGGGGGCACCATGCCCCATCAGCTGTACCCCAAGGGGGACGGCACCTGGGTGTTCGAGCGGCGCAACGATTGGGGCAAGCGCGAGTCCGGCGACGAGAGCAGCAATCCCGACCCGTCGTTCGTTGGTACGAGCATCAACGGCACCTTCTTCTTCCGGAACCGACTTGGCTTCCTGGCCGGGGACTCAGTGATCCTTTCTCGGGCGGGAGCCTACTTCAACTTCTTTTCGACGACCGCCACTCAGGTGCTCGACACCGACCCCATTGACCTGGGCTCAACGTCCGAGGAAGTGGAAAGCCTGGAGTGGGCTGTGGCGTACAACAAGACGCTGCTGGTCTGGGCCAATGGCAAGCGCCAGTTCGTGCTATCGGCTGGGGACATCCTCTCTCCGTCCACCGCCCAGCTCCAGCCATCGACGACGTTCGAGTGCGACTCGACGGTACGCCCCTTGAGCCTCGGCAACCGAGTGATGTTCATGGCCCGGCTCGGGAGCAACTCTCAGGTGAACCTCTACAAGGTCTCGGAGGACACCGTGACGAATACGGCCGAGGACCTCACCGAGCACTGCCCGAAGTACGTCCCGGCCAGCCCGCGCTCGGTGACCGCTTCGACAACGTTGAAGGCCGCTGTCGTGGTTCCCTATGGGACTACACAGGACCTGTTCATCTTCCAGTACGCCACGAACGACGCGGACCAGATGACGCAGAAGGCGTGGTGCCGCGTTGTCTTCAACGACCCGGGCACTTCACGAATCCTGTCGGCTCATTGGGAGTCCCGCAAGCTCTACCTGATGAAGCACGTCGTGGTAACGGGCGACCCGATGCCCGGTGGCCGCTACGTCATCGAGACATTGGACTTCGAGGAGCAGGCGACGGACAGCCAAGCCGACTTCGCCCTGCGCCTCGATCATCGAACGCTCGCCCCAGCCGAGTTCACCGGCTCAGCCACGCGGCTGGCGGTTCCCTACATCGCCCAGGGCGGACTGACGGTCGTCAAATGCGTCTCCGGCGCAGAACCCGTTGAGCTGACTCCCACGGCGTACCTCATTGACTCGGTCAACAAGCGGACCCTCGTGGACGTGCAAGGCAACCACCAGGGTGCCACGGTCTACGTCGGGCGAAAGTTCAACATGCGCTACACGTTCACGGAGGTCTTCATGAGAGACCAGCAGGGCGTCCCTGTGATGCACGCGGCTGTGAAACTCGCCAGGGTCATGGTGCGCTATGTCGGAACCGGCTGGTTCAATGCAAAAGTGACACCCGCCCTGCGGCAGACCTACACCTACCCCTTCAGCGGGCGCACCGTTGGGCAACCGGGGCAGGGGGCATCGGAGTTGGCCCTCAGCAGCGGTGACTTCAGCATTCCGGTCCAAGCCAAGGCTGCGGGCACAGCCGTCACCATCGAGAGCGACAGTTGGTTTCCCTGCAAGTTCCCCTACGCCGAGTGGGTGGGGGACGTGACGATGAAGGCATCGCGTTGATCCGTGCCTCCAAAGCGCGGCCCGAGGATGCGTTCGAGTTGCAGCTCCGGGAGGAGGACTCGAAGGAGGTTTCCCCTGGGTGGCGGGAAGGGCTCGCGGTAGCGATCCTAACGGGCGAAGGCGTGGCCTACCGTGACGAGCAGGGCACTCTCGTGGCCCTTTTCGGAGTGACGGCCTTCGAGCAAGAGGTGTCCCCCTGGCTCCTCTGTTCGCCCATCGTCCAACGCCATCAAGCAACCGTGTGGCGACGCGCTAAGCACCTCGTGAAGCAGCTCAAGCAGACCTCTGCTGGACGGCTGGTCTTCAACTACATCCCCAAGGACAGCCACCGCAACCGCGCGTTCGTGCTGGCCCTGGGGTTCCGCATCCTGCCGTCGCCACGCGATGGCTTCGACCTTTTCTACCTACCCCATGTGTGAACCAACAACCATTGCATTGCTGGTCATTGCGGCTGCGTCCGCTGCTCATGCCCATGAGACTACCCGGCGCACAGCGAACATCACCAAGGATGGCCTGAAGCGTGAAGAGGACCTCCAGCAGGCCGACCTGGCGCGGCAACGTGACCAGCAGTTCGCAGCTGACGCGGCTGAGACCAACGCGCACGCGAAGCAGGCGGCCAAGGAGTCAGCCTTGTTCGATGTCGTGGCTGGCGAGTACGGAGGCGGCAACTCGGTTGACCGAGCCCGAACCATCGGCTCCATCAACACCGGCGAGCAGCTCGCCACCCTGGCGAACAACTCCCAGACCGGGATGCGCGAGAACAGCTTCCGGTCGTTCTCGTTAGCCGAGCAGGCGACCAGTCGGCTGAACTCCATCCAGATGCCATCGAAGGTGGGAACCGGCTTGCAGATCGTGAGCGCCGGTATCTCTGCGTACTCGACTCAGCAAGCCAACCAGACCCGCATGAGGTCGGCACAGCAACCCAGGAAGTAATCCATGACCGAACAGTTCCGCGTCTCCCAGCGCCCGCAGATGCGGGACCAGTCCGGCCCGGTGCGTCACACCGTCCAGGCACAGCCGGGCAACTACATGTCTGCCATGCCGAGCGGCGGGGAAGCCGAGAGCCTCATGCGGGGCCTCGCGTCCCTCAATCCGGCCCTGCAGCAGTACGGCGCTGTCCAGCAACAGCAAGCCTTGGCCGAGGCCGAGGAGACGAACCGCAAGGTGGCCCTCGAAGGGACAGCTGCAGCGCAGCACGTGGAGGTGCCCCGGGACGCCTTGACGGGTGATCCGGTGCTTCCCTCGAACGTTCCCCCGGCCTACGCTGACACCTTCCTCCAGGCGAACCGCGAGGCTCTGGCGCACCGCGTGGGGGTCGCCAACAAGCGCGACCTGGCGGTGGAGTTCAACAACCTCCGCAACACCGCCGAAGGCGTCCCTCCCGGATGGCTCATGCAGAAGCGCCAGGAGGCACTGAAGGGCATCACCGACCCCCGAGCGGTTGCGCTCATCGGGTCCCATTTCAGCGAGCTGGAAGCTCAGGTCAACGGCGAGCTGGAGCGCGACCGCATGGTCAAGCGCGAGGAGTCGGTGAACGCCAACCTCACGCAGCAGGCGGCCGACATGTTCACTCCGAACCAGACCCCTGACCAAATGTGGGCGAACTACCCGAAGTTCCGGGGCAACGTCCTGGCGAACGGAAAGACCCACAAGGAAGCCGCTCAGCTGATGTTTATGCAGCTCCACCATGCCAGCAACCAGATGGGTGGCGCACCGGAGCTGTTCGATGTGTTCGAGCAGAAGGACTCAGAGGGGATGACCCTCCGTGCGCGCAACCCGCAGCTGGCACAGGCCATCGACACCGCGAAGCAGCACGCACGCCAGACCCGCGACAAGGAGCTGATGCAGAAGTCCGAGAAGTCGCAGGCCGAGTTCCTCATGACCTACGAGTCGGACATCGACACGGTGCCGGAGAAGGTGACCATGGAGCGCATCGTGTCGGACATGACCCAGTTCGGGGCGGTTCAGTCGCCCGGCCAGGCTGCCTCGCTCTGGGCTCGGGCCCAGGACTCGCTGCGCCGCAAGGCTGCAACTGGGCAGCTCATGGGCGCCTTCGACACGGGCGAGCTATGGCAGCACAAGCCTGAGGTCCAGAACCAGATCATGGACGCCCGGATGGGCGAACTCATCGAGGGGCTGAAGATCTCCAACCGCGAGGGCAACGTGGCGGGTGTCTCGGACATAGCAGGCCGCATCATGCACCTCCAGTCCAAGGCGCAATCCACGGTCCCGTTCGGGCAGCTGCAGCGCTACATCAAGACCCTGGTCACCAACCACCCGGGCGAGAACGCGAGCACGTCCTTCAAAGCCGCTGCCGTTCTCTACAAGGCGATGTCGGTGAGTCCCGAGTACCGGAACGACTACTTCGATGAGGACACCCGCAAGGTGCTCGAAGGCTACGTCTCTGCGACCGGCAACGGAACCGACGAGAAGGCCGCCTACGTCCAGGCATACAAGGCCATCGACCCGGCAGCACGGAAGGCCGCAGAGGACTTCGTGAAGACGCCTGAGTTTCAGAAGGTGCTGAAGAACGATGTCGTGAAGAACATCGAGGGCTCCAGCTGGTGGCCGCGATGGCTGGGTGGCAACGGCCGGCCCGAGTCGCTCGGCGCTGTCCAGTCTGATGCGGCCATCGAGATTCGCGAGTGGCGCACCCGAAACCCCTTCGCCTCCGACGAGGACGCCCAGACACACCTGCAGGCGTGGACCAAGAAGAACTGGGTCGTGGACACCACCACGAGCAACCCGGTGAAGGTCCCTGCAGGGCTCGGCGGGCAGGGGGCTCAAGAGGCGCTCTCTGCGCACTCGAAGCGTGTCGCCGAGGCCCTGAAGACGGGCTCGCGAAGCGATGCGAACTGGAGCGTGCAGTACATCCCACAGGGCACGGAAGGACTCTACAGCGTGGTCGCTTTCAACGGCTCCTCGCAGCAGGCCCTCCACAACGTGGACCTCCGCACCCTGCTCGACAACGAGCGCACCCGCAAGGTCCTCTCGAAGGACGAACTGGTGGCGCTGGGCAAAGCCCGCGAGGGTCTCAAGTCCGGTTCTCTGCCGCCCCTCTCGATGGAACTGCTGGCGAAAGCTGAAGCCCTCGGGGCGTTCAAGCCGGCTGAGGTTTCCGCCTACAAGGCCGCCTCCCAGAAGCAACTGCTGGAGCGCCTCCAAACCGTCCCTCGAATGTCGCTCGGCACTCCGTCGTTCGACCGTCTTCAACCCATCGAGCGACAAGGCATGACCCCAGACCACAACCTCACGGCTCGAACTTCGCTGGAGCTGATGACCAGCCCGATGCTGCAGGGCCACATGGGATATGCCGCCTCGCTGGTCACCATGGGCGAGAGTGTTGCCCTCCGCGCCTACGATGACCCGGCGCATGGTGCCGGCAAGAACATTGGCATGGGCTACAACCTGAAGGCGAACGAGAAGAACGTCGTCTCGGACTTGAAGCGTGCCGGCGTTCCCGAGGAACGCATCGAGGGCATCCGCGACGGCAGCGTCCAGCTCACCCCCGAGCAGGCTAAGCGGCTGCTGATGGTGGCCCTACCTCGCTACGAGAAGCAGACCCAGACGGTGGCCGAAGCCGCTGCCCCGGGCCTGTGGGCAAAGATGACCCCGGCTCAACGGGCCGTGATGATCGACGTGGCCTACCAGGTCGGTGACCCGGCCAAGTTCAAGCAAGCCTGGGCAGCCCTCGCTGCCGGCGACCAAGAGACCTTCCAGAAGGAAACCAAGGTCTTCTTCACCGACCGCTCGGGAGAGCGCAAGGAAGACACCCGCCGCAACAACCTGCGGGCATCCATGCTGGCCGGACTCTCCCACTGGGAGGCGTCGGTCCAGAAGTACGGCACGCTGCCCAGCTCCAAGCTGCAGGCGGTGGCCTTGACCTCCCAGTAACCTCCAATGGCAGACCTCACCACCAACCTCCCTGGCACCACGTCGTTCGGCGTGGGCGCCATCAACCCGACCGCCAATGCGCCGGTTCCTCAAACCGACTGGCAGCTCTCCGAGCAGCGCCTGAAGCGCGAGGAGACCTCCGGCACTGGTGACTACGTCCGCTCCATCTGGCGCCAGGACGGGCTGGTGGAGGGTCTCCTCGCCAACATCGCCGGGTCGAACATGACCCCCGATGAGAAGTACAACGCCTTCACCGCGCCCGACGTGAAGGAGACCGAGGACGGCATCTGGGATGAGTTCAAGCCGCATCTCTACGGGGCACACTCGGCGGCCCACAAGGTCTACATCCGGGACCTCCTGCTGCAGAAGCAGTCGGACCTGACCCGCCTGGGCGACATGGGCTGGCAGGGCAACGTGGGACGCTTCGCACTCAACGCGGTGTTGCCAGACCAACTGCTCATGGCGATGGCCGGAGGCTGGGTCGCCAAGGGCGCCACGGCGCTGCGTTCGGCACAGGCCATGCGGGCAGCTCAAGGGGCCACCCAGCTGGGCCGTGCAGAGGCCGCCACCGCGTTCGCGGCCGGCGAGGCTACCGCTGCCACCAAAGCTCCCTCAGTGGTGGCGGGCGTGGCCTTCGGTGCTGTCGAGAACTCGGCCTACGAGGCGCTGCGCCAGAAGGTCTCCTTCGAGGACGACAGCTGGGCCATTGCAGAAGCCGGCCTGATGGGCGCGGCATTCACCGCCCCGTTCGCCCTGGCCGGCGCCAAGCAAGCCCGTCGCGTGGCGACAGTGGCCGAGCGTGAGCACAGCACCATCCGCGCCCTGGCGAAGGTCGAGCGTGGCGAGCAACTGACCCCTGAGGACGGCAAGCTCATCCGCGAGGTCCACACGGCGCACACCGCTCTGCGCGAGTTCGAGGCTGGCCGGATCGACTCGGACCAACTGGAGGCACGTCTCCACGAAGCCCACGGCCCCTTCGAGCCGCCTGAGCAGTGGATGACCCGGTACACCGAGCAGCTCCGTGCCGAGGGGCAGCAGGTCATCGACGACCTGTACCCCGTGCAGCCGAAGGAGCAGTTCGAGGACGACATGTTCAAGCTCCGTGCCCAGAACATGCTGTCCACCACCAAGCTGGCTAATGCCGGTGAGGCACACGCTTCGCGTGAGGCCATCCTGGCGGCGCGCACACAGCGAAAGCTGGAGCGCTCGAAGCGCCATGCCGAGACCGAAACTCGCAAGGCCAAGGCCCGTGAGCTGCAGGACGCCTTCGGCATGGACCAGACATCCTTCGAGGGTGGCACTCAGCTGTGGGACTTGGCCGACGACGTGCGCCTTCAGGGACCCCTGGAAGCGGCGCTGCGCAAAGCCATGGACGGGCCCCGCAAGGCGGCCGACCTGAAGACCCTGGCGAAGCAATCCAGTGACGCCCGCAAGACTGACCGCGAGTCGGCCTGGGCGAAGGCGGAGGCTGACCGCGAGGCGGCCAGGTCCCGCGACGAGGAGGCCATGATTCGCTCCCGCGAGTTGGCCCGCATGGCCGGCGAGGAGGATCCTCTGGGGGACGCGATGCGCGCTGCCGAAGCGCCGGAGGCGGTGGCCCCCAAGGCCGAGCCGGAAGCTCCTGCCGTGACGGCGGAGTCGTTCGTGGGGAAGGTGGTCCGCTGGACCGACGCCAAGACCATGGACGTGAACGAGGGCAAGGTTCTTCGAGTCTCGCCCACCGGCAAGCTGGTGGTGCAGGACGAGATGGGTGAGCTGCGTGCGGTCAACCACATGGAGGCGGACGAGTGGGCCAGCACTGGGGTGGCCCCTGAAGGTTTCCACGCGGGCTCCCACGCGGGCGCTGCACAGGCACGTGGCACGGTCATCGAGAGTACGGCCTCTGGCCGAACTGCTCTGGCGACCCGCCGCATCCCCGGCACCGACAAGGAAGTGCCGATCCGCTTCGACTACTACGCCGTGCTGAACGGCTCGCCCGTCAAGCGCATCCGCGAGCTGACCTACAAGCTGATGAAGGACCCCCTGCAAAACGACTCGTTCGACGCACAGGGAATGACTGCCTCGGAGTGGAAGGACCAGATGCAGCGGACCATCGGCGGCCGGTTCCACTTCGAGGGTCGCGAGGCGTTCCGGGAAGCGGTGAAGGCTGCACAGGTCCCGTTCTGGAAGCAGGGCGGGTTCCGCAACGAGTTCTTCGAACTGGTGTCCCGGGTCACCCGAGGCGACAGCGATGTCCTCGTGGAACACCCACAGCTGGCCCCGTCTCTCCGCCGAGCCTCGGCCGCCCAAGCTCAGGCCATGAGGTCGATGCTGGAGGAGGCCAAGAAGGCTGGGGTGAAGGGCACCGAGGGCGTGGATGTGAACGACTTCTACGTGAACCGGGTGTGGCACCACAAGGCCATCACGGAGGCCATGGTGACTCACGGCGAGGACAGTGTGGTCAAGCTCATCAGCGAGGCCATCGTGGACAAGGCCGGTGTCATCGAGCGTTTCCGCAAGTCGCCAGGGAAGGCGAACTGGTCGGACGATGCGATCCTCACGCACAAGGCGAAGCGCTTCCTGGGCGCTGTCCGTGCGCTGCAGTTCACACCGGCTCTGCAGGACATGCACCTCGCAGGCCGCGACATGGGAACCCTCCGGCGCGAGCTGGAGCTGTTGCAGGTTCCCGATGACCACATCGACGACCTCGTGGACCTCATGTTCCAGATCAAGGAGGCGACGACCTCCGAGGCCGATGCCGGCCGCACGGCCAACCTCAAGTTTCGCTTCGGCCTGGACGAGGCGACCAGCGTGGTGACCCCTCAAGGTCCCCTGAAGCTGGGCGACCTGTTCGAGAACGACTCGCGCGTGCTGGTGGACCTGTACCTGAACTCGATGGCCGGCCACACCGGGCTGGCGAAGAAGGGCATTCCTGACCGTGCAGCCTGGGCGGCCGAGCTGAAGTCCGCCAGTGACGAGGCCCTGGGCAACACCGCAATCGACGGTGCCCGTGTGGCCGACGACATGAAGCTGCTACAGGATGCGTACAACAACGTCACGGGCCGCCCGATGAGCACGGCTGACTTCAGCTACCTCGCCCGTGGCGCTGCGGCCTTCCGTGGCTACACGCGCTCCGTGATGCTGCCCCAGCTGGGCATCGCCGCTGCGTTCGAGATGAACAAGGCGGTGGCCCTCCTCGGGGCCCGGTCGCTGCTCACCCAGCTGCCGAGCTTCCGGGGTTTCCTCACGGCGGTCCGCCAGGGCTACATCCCGGACGCCGGGCTGGCGCGGGACGTGATGGCCATCACCGGCTTCGGCCAGGAGATGGCATCGAGCTACGCCCGCAAGGGCGAGCTGGAGAACGGCTTTGCCGGCCGGGCCCTCACGAGCTTCGAGGTGGCATCGAACAAGGTGTCCCACTCGGTGGATGTGTTGTCGGGCAACGCGAGCTTCACTTCGGCGACGAAGCAGATGACCGCGAAGATGACGGCGCAGAACCTGAGCGACTTCGCCCGCGGCCGCCGCAAGATGAACGACAAGGTGCGGGAACGTTGGGTCGGGCAGGGCGTGAACGCCGATGACCTGGACCAGTTCCTGGCCGACTTCAAGACCCACACGGTGGAGGAGAAGGGCGTGCTGAAGCAGATTCGGCACGAGGACTGGAACGCTGCCAACCCGGAGAGTTTCGAGACCTTCCAGACGTTCATGAGCCGTCAGGTCCGTGACGCGATTCAGGACCACGACCTTGGCGAGACGATGCCGTTCATGCACACCACGCTGGGCAAGATGTTCAGCGAGCTGAAGACCTTCTTCCTCGTGGCTCACGCGAAGAACTTCCTGAAGCAGCTCAACCACTGGGATGCCACGGCACTCCACGTGTGGACCATCGGCTTCATCGGCGAGTGCCTCGCGTACATGACCCAGACGGCCGTGAACTACCCGCACGAGCTGGAGGAGCGCCTGACGGTGGAGAAGATTGCCACCGCTGCGGGCTTCCGCATGTCAGCCGCTGGCACGGCGTCGATGCTTGTGGAAACGGGCTACCAAATCGTCAGCGGCGGGGACTCTCTGGTCTCCCCCGGCATGACGGCCAACACGGACAGCCGTTCGTTCCTGAAGACCCCTTCGCTGTCCATCGCTGGCCGGGTGTTCAACGCACCGGCCACCCTCGGTGGCATGGCGCTGGGCACCGACACGACCACGCGGAAGGAATTCCGTGACCTGTGGGGCGCAATACCCGCCTCGAACCTCTATGGCCTGAAGGCCGTGGGGAACTGGTGGGCCAGCTCGCTGCCTGCAACCCAGCCGCGTCCGGCTGACTGATTCCCCTTCCGGTGCTCCGGGAGGGGCCCCTTCTTCTCATCCCCTTCCTGCACTTCATGTACTACTCCATCACTGAGGCGGTAGGTACCGGCTCGCCCGTGTCTGTTGCCGTCCCTCCCTACATCGTCAAGGACCACATCAAGGTCTACGTTGATGGCCTCCCGACCGAAGGCTTCGATTGGGTCAACGACCAGACCATCATGGTGGTCGCTGCGCTCAACCGGCTCATCCGTGTGGTGCGGCGCACGAGTCCTGATGCGCGCCTCACGCGCTTCCTCAACGGCGTGCCGCTTCCCGGCGAAACGCTGGAGGTGGACTCGAAGCAGGCGTTCTTCCTCGCTCAGGAGGCATACGACCTCACGTTGGCTTCGGGGGGCTCCCTCGGGCAGAACCTCGGGCCAGGGGTCGAGCTGACCACCGAGGGCATCAAACAGCTCCTTGCCGGGCAGATCACGCCGAGCCTGCTGGAGCAACAGCTGCGCATGGAGATTGGACTTGTTGCCTCCGACGAGACGGTTGCAGGTTCACCTGCGTGGCGTGTCGCGCAGGAAGCTGCTGTCCGTGCGGCTGCTCTGGTGGCCGAGGCGCAGGCCCGCAACGCGGCCCTCCTTGCGGAGGCGGCTGAGCGTGGCGCTGCAATCCAGTCGGAGACTACTGAGCGGCAGGCCGCGCTGGAGTCACTGGCACAGCAGCTCGTGACCCTCACGGCGTCCCTCAACGGGGCCAATGCTGCGGTCCAGACGGAGATGACGGCCCGTGTCGATGCCGACGAGGCGCTCGGGTCTCGCATCGATACCGTCAGTGCGAGTGCGCTTGATAACGCTGCGGCCATCACGGCCGAGGCCAACGCTCGTGCGAATGCAGACAACGCCATCGCTACGGCGGTGGAGGAGGTGAAGGCCGAGCTGGAGGGCGCTGATGCAGACTTGGCCGCGCGCATCACGAGCGTGGAGAGCGCCTACGTTGACGCCGACGAAGCCAATGCCGCAGCCATCCAGACCGTGAAGGCCAGCGTGGACAACGACCTGAGCCCCCGCGTGGCCGCAGTCGAGACCACCGCGTCTACGTTTGCGTCTCGTGTGGGCACCGTCGAGTCCAACTACAGCCTCAAGGTCCAAGCTCGGGCGGACGGCAAGTTTGCCTTTGCAGGCATCGGGCTCTCGGCGACCGCTGGTGGTGCCACGCCGACTCAGTCGGAGATGCTGTTCGCAGCCGACAAGTTCACCTTCGTGCCGAGTATGGCGGACATGAACGCGGTTCCCCAGCCGTTGCTTGTCATGGGCCTCGTGAACGGACAAAACTCCCTCATTGTTCCTCCAAGCAGGTGGGGCGACCGGATGGTTGAAGCCCGCATGATCGTTGACGGCGGTATTGAGGCGCGTCACCTCAAGGTCAGTGGAGGCGGGTCTGTGCTCAACGACGACCCCAACTTTCAGGACCCGAGCGCGTGGGAGCAGTGCTGGACTCCCGCCGGCACTGTCTATGGCGCGATGCCGCTGTTCGGGACCACCGCCGTCGGCCTCAAGTCCGAGACATGCATTCGGTCCACAACCACCCCGCCTTATGGCAGCAGCTGCCTGAGAAGTAAGCGGCCGATCCCGGTGGCGGCTGGTGAGCGATACGTCCTTCGTGTACAGCTCTACGGTGTGTCGGCAGGCAACGGTTTCCCCAACGGAAACATCTACATTCGACTCGCTGGGTCTTCAACCTCGACGTTCGCGACGATCACGGAACTGCTGTCCACGGGCGAGGGCCTGATGCACACCTCGCCTTGGGCGCAGTTCCGCGTTGAGTTCACGATTCCCGCAGGCGTCATCTACGTGAAGCCGGAGCTGTTCCTCAACTGGGGAGGCACCCAGGGATACCATGCGGCTCAAGACTTCCGGCTGGAGCGGCTCATTGACAGCGCGGTCATCGTCGAGGGTGGCATCAAATCCGACCGCCTCGACACCCGCGGGCTAACGGTTAAGGACGCTGCCGGCAACGTCATCCTTGGGGCCGGCACAACACTTTCTGAAGACTACATTCCGGCAAGTGCTAAGAACAACCTGATGGATGCGTCCTGGTGGGTCCTTGGTGCTTCTCCTAGTCGCTGGGGACTCAACCCCACTGGCGACGGTGGGTCCAATACCCTGCTGCCTGCCAACAACGTGACGAACGGGTCGGAGATTCTCTGGCGGTGCGTACAGGGAGCGGGGGCAGTCAACGGCGGTGGCTGGGATGCACACCTCGCTCCGGGCAACACGATCAAGATCGACCAGAGCAAGTGCTATCGGTTCGTCATCCCGGTGTGGCGGTACGCCTCGACTTCGGCGTACTCGTACTGGGGCTGCCGCTGGGATGACGTGTCGAACCTGAACACGACGACGCCCAATCCGAATCCGTACTTCGCCGTCATCCCGCGAGGCGCCGTGGCAGGAGACCGCTGGTATCTCCTGGTCGGCTACGTCTTCCCCTACAACTCGACGGGCAACACGAACGACGGCGCTGGTGTCTACGACACGACTACTGGCGCGCGCCTCATCGCCGGGTCGAACTACCAGTGGTCAAACGGTGCAACGGTCACCGCATCCCGGGCCTACCAGTATTACGGAGATCAAGGCAGCGTCATGTGGTTCGGTAAGCCGCGCGTGGACCTTGTCGATGGAAGTGAAGTTCCCCTTGAAGCGCTGCTAGCACAGGGCGCCGTGTCGGCCCGCAACCCATTGACCGCCAGTAACGCCTCTAGCTACATCGCCAACGCTGCCATTGACCTGGCGCACATCAATAGGGCCTCCATCGGCTCCCTCTCGGCCATCACGGCCACCATCGGAACGCTTCGCACGGCCACGGGCGGAGCCCGCACCGAAATCTACGACAACGTCATCAAGGTCTACGACAGCTCAAACGTGCTGCGCGTGAAGCTGGGGAACCTCGATCTATGAGAAAGCAATGGCACACGGACTCACGCTCTATTCGAGCACTGGGGCTCTGACATTCGACTCATCCCGCTACGGCGGGGTGTTCGTCGAGTTCATCTCCTTCACCCAAGGCACATCAGGAACCAAGACCTACCCCGCGTTCACCGGCAGGACGCTGTTTGCGATGGTCGCGTACGCGGGCCAGATCAACGTGGCGACGGCCTGGAACAGTTGGACCATCAGTCACCCCTCCGGAGTTCCAACCCTCACATGGAACTACCCGGCAGCCTCTGGTGGCGTTCCGGTCAACCTCATTCTTTTCGTGCGATGACCTTCGGTCTTCAGGGATTCACCGAGGGCGGTGCGCTGCTCTACTCGACCGAAGGAAAAAGCCTTCACTTCTTGGGCGTTGCCGCCTACTCGTCCTCCCCCAGCACCTTGATGGCGAGGTACGCGATTCAGAGCGCGACCTATCCCGTGGTCCTGGCTCGAATGGCGGTCGGCGACACGCTGTGCATTCAGAACGTCTCCAACGGCGGAGGCAACACTTGGTACATAGACGTTCTCGGGCCGCAGCGAATGGGGGCGGTGTTGCTGTGCTACGGGGCGCTGACCAACGAGCCTTCTCTTGGATCGTTTGGCCTGCGCGCACTTACCTCCTCGGGTGAGGTTTCCTTCGACTCAACCCGCAACCCGCTGTGGTTGTCAGAGGTTCACACCCAGTACGGCGAAAGCCTGGCCGTTGCCAATATGTCAGCGGCGTACGCGCGCAGCTACATGTCTCCCGCCTGTTCTGTCTACGCCGCCGCGCAGCACGCGCCTGGGCCAGGTGCAGCCGGGGGAATCTTCATGCTTGGCATCAAACGCGTAGCGGGCGGGCATACATACGCATGGACCACCGCCTACGCAGGGACGACCGGCGGCAGCCCGAGTTCCACTGCGTTCCGAGTGAACAACGCCGTGTTCGTCATCGAATCCAGCGGCCTTACCTAACCCACTTCATGGCAATCATCAAACCTTTCGAGACACCACAAGGCGTCCCGGCGACGTACCACAAGATCATCAAGGCTGAGATGTTGATGGTCTCCGAAGTGATCCTCGTGACAGTGGCCGTTTACGCGTCTGCTGACGCGCGCGAAGCTGGCAAGAACGTGCTGTGGCACGAGTACCAGTCCATCCCGTTCGCAGCGCTCACGCAGGATCCACGCGACCTTCTCTACCCAATGCTGGCGATGTACGGGGACAGCTTCCTCCGGGGCGGTGAGCCGGACGCTGAGGGCTCCTCCTCCCCTGGCAACTTCGAGATCAACTTGAAACCTGAGGCGCTGCAGCCAACACCCCCGGTGTTGCTGAGCCCGGCACTGCCTGTGGAAATCGTTGAGCCTCCGCTGCCACCTCCGCCTCCGATCCAAGGATGATGGTGCGCGCCCCCAAGTCCCTCCGCATTGGAGGGCGCGAGTGGCGCATCCGGTTCCGCCGCCTGTCCTCTCTCGGTGATGCCTACGGGCTCACGCACTACGACAAGGGGCTGCTGGACGTTGCGTCTGGCCTCGGCTCCTTCGACACCCGCGACACCCTCCTTCATGAGGCCATGCACGCCATCCTGGCGCAGCAAGGTCGAACGACCTTCGGCAACGAGGACGAGGAGTTGTATGTCCGCGCCCTGGCTACGGGCCTCGTGGGTGTCCTGCAAGACAACCCTGACTTCGCCCAATGGCTCATCCAACCAATCAGCAAGAAAGCCGAATGACCCCGCAGTCCCATCCTCTCAGCTTCATTGCCATCCTGGCGGCCATCGGTGCCGCCATCGGCCTGGGCAAGCTGCTGAACTCCGACGAGAAGATCACGCCGCGCATTGTGTTCGGCCGTGCCCTCGTCAACGCCGGCATCGGTGCTGCGGCTGGCGCCGCGTCCCTCCTTTTCCCGTCCGCTGACCCCATCGTGTTGTACGGCCTCGCGGCCGGGCTGGCATCGCTGGGCACCAGTGGTGTCGAGATGCTCCTGAAGAAGAAGCTTGGGGGTGGTGAGTGAGCACCGGCAAGAAGGCCAGCAGCCACGAGCTGAACGACCTCCATGCCCTCGTGGCCCGCGAGCTTGCCCGCAAGATCAAGGCAGGCGAGGCGACATCGGCCGACTTCAGCGCCGCCATCAAGTTCTTGAAGGACAACGGCATCGAGGCCCAAGTGATGCCTGACAACCCGCTCGGCCAGCTCGGCGTTGCCATCACTGAGGGTCTGCCCTTCGCTGGCACTGACGGCCCCTCGCATTGACGCTGCTGCTGCGTCACAGTACGGCGCAGCAGCAACGATGGTCAGGGGCGAATCAGCACCCACCCAAGAGCCGCCAACACGCTGCCCAAACCAGCGATTACCGCAGGCGGGTACGGCCAACCGAGCTTGAACGATGCGAAGGCTAGAGCAATCGCAGCGATTGCCAGCAAGGTGGATGCCCTTCTGCGTCGCACCAACATTCGGACCGCAGCGATGTACAGGGACAGTATTCCGACAAGCCATACGAACGCGGCCGGTATGTTGACGCTGCCGGAGCGAACCAGTTCCAGTGAATGTCCGGCGTAGGCGGCTGCAAGAGCTAAGTGAATAAGAGCTGTAGCACCGAAGACAAGGCTCTCAAGTTGATTCATCGGCCTTTCGGTAGGTCGATCCATATCGTTCCCCTATGTGTATTTGGAATCGGCGTCCTTACCACTAGGCAAGACGCCGAGAGCATAGCGCCAAACCCGCGCGCATCACCGCTCACACGAACGCTCTGAGCCCCTGTAGGGGCCTGGAGCGCCTACCCCTGCACCCCGCTTCGCTGGGCCCTCCACGGGCCTGCGAGGGCTACTCCTGCGTGTCTCATTTGACCCAACTTACACCGGTCGCTCAAGCGGTCCAGCAGCAGCTGAACCCGATCCTGAACGACTTCCGAAACTTCGTGTTCGTGCTGTGGAAGCACCTGAGGCTGAAAGAGCCAACGGGCATCCAGTACGACATCGCATCGTTCCTTCAGCACGGCCCCCGCCGTCGCATCATCCAGGCGTTCCGAGGCATCGGAAAGTCGTGGATCACCGCCGCGTTCGTCCTGTGGCGACTCTGCAGGAACCCCAATGAGCGCATCCTGGTCGTCTCGGCCAACGAGGACCGCGCTACCCAGTTCACCACGTTCTGTCGCCGACTCATCGAGGAGGCTCCGTTCCTGCGCCACCTGGCCCCGAAGAAGGGCACCCGTGACTCAGCACTGGCCTTCGACGTGTCCGGCTCGATGGCCCACCAGTCACCGTCGCTGCGGGCCGCTGGCATCACCGGCCAAATCACTGGCGGTCGAGCTTCTCTCATCGTCCCTGACGACGTGGAGGTCCCGAAGAACTCCCTAACGCAGACCATGCGTGACCGGCTGTCCGAGGCCGTGAAGGAGTTCGACGCCATCATGATGTCCGAGGACGACCTGGCGCAGCTGGGCCTCGGGGCGGGCGAGGTGGTCTTCCTGGGCACGCCACAGACCGAGGCGACCATCTACCGGGCGCTGGAGCAGCGTGGCTACGTGACACGAATCTGGCCGGCGCGCTACCCCGACGAGAAGATGCAGGTGCTCTACGGGGACCGCCTCGCGCCCTCGCTGGTCGAGCACCTGAAGGCCGACTCCACGCTGGCCTACAAGCACGGGATCGAGGGCGCCAAACGGGGCGCTTCAACGGAGCCTCGCCGGTTCCCTGACCTGGACCTGGTGGAGCGTGAGCTGTCCTACGGGCGCTCTGGCTTCGCGCTGCAGTTCATGTTGAATCCCAGCTTGGCCGACATGGACCGCTACCCGCTGAAGATGGCGGACATGATGGTCCTCGACTGCGACCCGAAGCTGGCCCCCATTCAGTGCGTGTGGGCCAATAGCCCGGAGCTGGTCCGCTCGGACCTTCCTCAGGTGGGCATGACAGGGGACCGCCTGCACCGCCCCATGTTCATCGCCAAGGATCACTACCTGCCCTACACGGGCGTGGTCATGTCCATCGACCCGGCAGGGCGGGGCAGCGACGAGCTGGCCTATGCCATCGTCGCGATGCTCAACGGCTACCTGTTCGTGCTCCGCGTGAAGGGCCTCACCGGGGGCTACACGGACGAGAACCTGGAACTGCTGGCCCATGAGGCCAAGCGCTTCGGGGTGAACGACATCGTAGTGGAGTCCAACTTCGGTGACGGCATGTTCACGAAGCTGCTCCTACCGTTCCTCACCCGCATCCACCCGTGTCACGTCGAGGAGGTCAATAGCTCGAAGCAGAAGGAGCTGCGGATCATCGACACGCTGGAGCCGGTCCTCAACCAGCACCGCCTGGTCATCGACTCCAAGCTCGTGAAGGACGACCACGAGAACTACAACCACTACTCGGACGAACTGGCACCCCGCTACCAACTGCTCTACCAGCTAACCCGGATCACCAAGGACAAGGGCTCGCTCGCCAAGGACGACCGCCTGGATGCCTTGGCGATGGCCGTGAAGTATTGGGTGGAGGTCATGGACAAGGATGTGACCAGGGTCCAGGAGGAGCACCGGGAGGCGCTCCGCATGGCCGAGATTGAGCGGTTCATCGAGGCCAGCGGGCAGGGCGGGAATAGCTGCGGTATCGTGGACTCGTTCCTGGGCGGTGTAGCTGCTTAGGCTCTCACGTGCGCGGCTTTTCTTGTCCGATGGAAAGCCAGTTGAGGAAGGTCTCTCCTTTGTGCTGCTCAAGCCCGAGAAGGCTCTCGGCCCCACAGTGCTCACACTCGACGCCGATGGTGAGTCCATGACGCCGAGAGCTGGGATTCCCGCTCATGTTTTCGTCAACAGCGACTTTCCCGCCGCCAATGCTGGCATGCAACCCAGGCCGGTCCTCGCGGCACTCGTAAACGTCAACAGGACCGTGATGCAGATTGGGCCCACCACACCTTGGGCAGAGCAGGAGTGATCCATAACCGTTGTCAACTCGGTCTTCGAGTTCGACGTGCTTCGTGACGTTACCCATTGGTCGCTCCGGATGTTTGTGCGCAGGTTCATTTTGCCCGAAGTGCGTCGACCAAATCGCTCGCAGGATCAACGACTTGCGCGACTCCCTCGACTCGGTGGTGGGCTAAACCCCACCCCTCGCCGAGGGAGTCCTCCTTCTCCCCTTAAGGTGTACCTAAAGGGGCGCCTGGAGGGCTTCTCTGCTACCGATAGGTAGACTGGCGGCCATGAGGGCGACGGTGCTACGGCTGCGGGCAGACGGTAAGAAGCTGACCAAGGAGCAGGTGGAATCCACCAAGCCTTCGGAAGGTGTCCTGAGCCTAAGTGGCTACCGCCTCGACGGAGTGCCAGACGTCCGATACGCCGCAACCCTCCGGGGTGGCGACTCCCCTGGTGCCATGGACCTCATCCCTGCGCTCTACGGGGCCACGGTACGAGCGATCAAGGGCCCCAACATGCTCATCTCAGGGTTCGAGGTTCATCCGCGCCTAGGACTCCCGGCAGTGCGCTCGAAGCAGGCTTGGTGGGTGCGGGTGAAAGGGCCCTGAAGGTTACTTAACTCCTCGAAGCAGGTAGGCGAGCACCATGCCCCAAGTTCCGATGCGAACCCCGGCAAGGGTGACGGCGAACCACGAGTTCAGGCGGAACTCACGCTCTCGCGTCCGGAAGTGCGCTTCGTTGATAGCCACCAGAAAGAAGCCCATGCCTGCCGCGAGCACCACAGAGGCGTAGGTGAACCAGATGGGGACAGGACCGGATCTCGTCCACGCCCACCTTGCAACGCCGAAGAACACAGCGGAAATGCCCGTGTTCCGGTAGTAGTCGAACATGAGCTTCACAAACGCTTCGTCGTGAATCTGGCTCCAGGTCGATCTTTTTGGTTTCGTAGGTTCCATGTGACGTGCTGGCTGAAGTGCGCATAGTTCACCACAAAAATTCGAGGCCTCATCTGATGAGCACAGGCGCCGCGCTTCCCCCGTGCCGGGTGCCTTTCCTAAGCGCATGACGCCGGGCGCGGGCACCTCTCGGGCCACCACATGGGCACAGGGTGGGCACCACACTGGCACCACCGTGGCACCACACGCGCCAAGTGCTTGATTCATAACGGACACCAGCGGATCACCGATCCGTAGAACAGGGCACCAGAGATAGGTATGTGGTCGGGGTGCACAGCGAGGCGCATCGGGTTGCCTACTGCTGCCGTGTGGTGGCCCGAATGCAGGCTAACCCTGCTCTTCCGTCTGTTTGACCGCACCTGTTTTTTCTCTGAAGCGGCGCACTACGCCCCAGACCCTCACACACTCATCGCGGACGAACCTCGCAGGCGACCGAGAAGGCGCAATGTGTGGCACCAACATGCCTGTGAGCAAGCGTTCCGCGCGCTCGAACAGTTCAGTGATTTCGTCCTCTTTGCCTCCTCGAACAAGCTTCGCCTCAAGGCCTGCCAGATAGCTGTGTGGCGACCAATCCTGATTCGGGGATTGATTCTGGTCCGTGCAGAATTCGATTTCGGAGGCAGTGCTTCGAATCTTCGCGACAGCGCGGCGCACTAGGTGGAAGGGGTCGTCTGCCGACCCAGGAAAATGTGCCAGAAAGCTGGGCTTTAGGGCATAGAACTCTGAAAGCAATCCGGTGTTGTCGTCGACACGCTTCATGAGCATCGAGGCGGTACTCATGGCACCCAGGCGGGTACCCACGACGCCTGCAAAATCACTTGCAGCCTTCTCTGTTGGTCGGATTTCGTGGAGAACCTCGCGGACGTGGAAGAACTTGACGAGCACGGATTCGGCTAGATCGGTGCGACGTTTGCCAACGTACTCGCTCCGCCATGCTTCGACACCGCCTGCAACCTTCAAGGCTGCATAGCAAACTCCAATGACCTGCGCGGACTTTAAGACCAGCTCAATGGTGGTGGTGATGTCGTTCATGCGGAGAGGCTAACGCATGATTCGACCCGAATCGACAACCATCCCGTATTGACAACGGTCGCAGATCATGGCACAGTTCAACCCATCGCAGCAACCCGCCGCGACAACGAACCACCAAGGAACTGCAATGACCCTCATTCTCCTCGCCTGCATCGTCACCGGCTCGGCCCTCTCTGTGCCCGTCATCCGCACCCTTCGTACGTTCTAAAGTCCCGTTTCGGCAACGATCCATCATGAGCAACAAACAACCCACCGGCTTCGTTCTGTACCAAGGGCCCAGCATGCTCGACGGTGCGCCCATCGTGGCAATCGCTACTGGCTTTGCTCGACGCTCCAGCAACGCGAAGACCGGGGACATGGTCCAGACCTACATCATCCGGGCCGATGTGGCGCCCACTGAGGCCGCGAAGACGGGGCAGGACGTGAGCGTGTGCGGTGACTGCAAGCAGCGGCCCGCGAACGGTGGCGCCTGCTACGTCACCTTGATGCATGGCCCGCTTTCGGTCTTCAAGGGGCACCAGCGGGGCATCTATCCGGTTGCCCAGGATGCCGAATCCATCGCGGCCCTTGGTGACGGGCGCATGGTGCGCCTCGGGACCTACGGTGACCCGGCAGCGGTGCCCGCGTGGGTGTGGCAGTCCTTGGTGTCTCGTGCTGTCGGTCGCACCGGCTACACGCACCAGTGGCGCAATGAGGCACTGCCGGTGGCCCATCGGGACGCGCTGCGGGCCCTCGTGATGGCCTCGGCGGACAACCTTGAAGAGGCCCAGGAGGCACGCGCAAAGGGCATGCGGTACTTCCGCATTCGCCTCGCCACCGAACCGCTGCAGGCCCGGGAGTTCGTGTGCCCAGCGAGCGAGGAGGCAGGCAAGCGCACCGATTGCGCCAGCTGTGGAGCTTGCAACGGCACCCAGCGAGAGGCCCAGGCATCGCCCGTCATCGTCGTCCACGGCTCCAAGGCTCGCCGCTTTGAAGCCCAACGTGCGACCTAACTGTCCCATATCGGCAACCGTCCCGCAAAGCGATGGTGCTCAGCCGAGAGGCCCAGAGCTTCCCGGGTGCGCATCCCGCGACCACCACCGCCCACCTTTGGGCCCACCCCACGGAGAACCATCATGTCCCTCATCGAGTTCCTGAACGCCGCTGCTGATGCTGTGGCCTTGTTCGAGCCTGACGTTCTGCACCCGTACGACGACACCGCGTACGCCCTCGCAGAGGCCCAGCAGCACGCGAAGGAGTGCGCGCAATGATCCGCCTGGAACTCACGGAAGCCCAGTTCACTTCGCTCCTTCGGCACGTCGAGTTCGCTCTGGACGAGCACGAATACAGAGTGGTCGAGTGGGCGGGGGAGGACGATGTCGAGACGGAAGCAACGCGCGCCCAACTCGCGAACGACTGCCTCGCCTTGCTGACTCTGCTGAAAATGGCACGGTCATGAGCCCCGCCGCTGCAACTTTTGGCGGCGGCTGCTTGCTGCTATGTGCCGTGGCCGTGGTTCTCCTCGCCGCCTCAGTCGCGTCGTCCGTTAAGGACCTCAAGTGACCGCCGACAAGCCCACCCCGCAGGATGCCCAAGAGGCCCGCATGCGTGCCCTGGACCGCGCTGCAATCGACCGCATGCGCTTCAGCCAGCGCCGGACCCGGCACGCCTCGGCGATGAGCGAGGACGGCTACCGGCAAGCCCTCAGGGAGACCCGTTCGCGCCGCCTTGGAGCGCCCTGAGCGGCAGCCCCCGAGTCGCTCAAAAACCTCCAGCTGGTGTGCATTCGTGCCACCGGCTGGCTCACCTTTTGAGCCACCCACCAGCCGACAATCGTCACCAACAACCCCACGAAAGCCACATGCAACTCCACGAAATCAAATCCGACCTCGCAGTTTCTACTTTCGACATCATCAATGCCTCGCGTGTGGCCGCAGAGCATTCGATCCATTGCGCTTTCACGGACAGCCCGCATCGGGCCCGCATGCGCCTCCTGCTGGAGGGCGCCGGATTCACCGGAGCGGAAGTCCGCGTAGCGTTCCTTAAGGGCGACGGTTCGCTGCGCTACATGCGCTGCTTGCCGACTCCGGGTGCCGATGGGACGGCACGCTACGTGACTGTCCAGGACCTGGACCTGTCTGAGGAGTCCGGCAGGACGGTCCACCGCCGCGTATGCCTCGACTCAGTTGCGGGAATCACCGTCCGCTTCCGTCCGATGTGATGAGGCGGGGGTAGGGGGCCAGGGTGAATGGCCCCAATTTGCACCACCGCTTCGGCATCTATCCCGCATCATGGACAATTGCACTCATCCGCATCTGCTAACCCTAGAGAGACCAGCATGGCAAAGAGTGAAGTTAGCCCTATCCGCGTTCTTGGCGCCTCGATGGCGTTCATTGAGGCGCTGACCAAACACACAGGAATCACCGACTTTGAATCGCAGCAGATGCGCCTGCTCTTGTCCCTCTACATCCACGGCGAACTGAACCAGCTCGACCTGGAGCGCTACACGGGCGTCAAGAAGTCCTCCAACAGCCGCAACATTGCGCGCCTGGGGGACGGCGAGAAGCCCACCATCAAGCGCGGCCCGGGTTGGGTGGAGTCCTTCGAGGACCCCGAGAACCGCCGCACCAAGCTCGTCCGCCTGACGCCCACCGGGCGCAAGCTGCTGGAGAAGGTCGCGGCGGATGTCGGCCACTTGTTCGCCGCACCGCAGTAACACGTTCAATCCACATCGTTCTGGAGACCACCACCGCATGAAAGTCCGGTATTTCGAGAAGCGCGGCAACACCTGGGCCGACTTCCGCATCAACGGCGACCGCAAGCGCATGGACACGGGCGCCCCTTGGGGCGACCAGAAGGGGGCCGAGGCAGCGATGCCAAGGCTCATCGCCAAGGCCATGCAGGAGCAGCAGGAAGGCACCAGTCGAGCCGCTGCATTGTCCAATGGTCCCTCATCTCGGACGGTTGCCGTAATGCACGAAGGTCCGTCCCTCAAGGACGCCTTCAAGCTCGGCATGAAGGTCCGCGAGCAGTGGATCGCGTCGAAGGACAAGAAGACCATCGGGCAGACCTTCGAGGCCATCGTTGCCAGCACGGACAAGCTCACCATGGAGAGCCCCTGCGGCATCCTCACGCGGGACTTCGTACGCGAGCTGCGGGCGGTCTGGCTGAAGGCGCCGGGCAAGCGCCAGGGCACCACGCTGTCGCACTCGACCATCAACCACCGTCTGTCACTGCTGTCGGCCCTGCTGGAGGTCTGCGACCTTCCACCACATACCGTCAAGCACCTGTCCACCAAGGGCCGCAACCGCAAACGCCGCGTGAGCGATGCCGAGGTGGGTGCGATGCAGGGCTGGCTGCGTGGCTCGAAGAAGAAGGGCGCCGAGTCAATGTGCGCACTCATCACCCTGGGCCTGGAGGTCGGCGCCCGGCAGTCCGAGCTGCTTGACCTCGACTGGCGCGACGTGCGGGGCGATGAGGTGACCTTTCGGGAGACCAAGAACGGGGAGACACGCACCGTTCCCCTCAGTCCAGTCGCCCACGCGGTTCTGGAGGCCCGCAGGAGCCTCACGGCACCTTTCTCGGACCTCGATCAGGACCGGGTGACGGCCCTCTGGGACGAAGCCCGCCGTGGCATCGGCCTCCAGGACGACACGGAGTTCGTCTTCCACGCGCTGCGACACGAGTTCGGCTCGCGGCTGTCCGACAAGGGCGAGAGCGCCTTCACCATCATGGTCCTCATGGGGCACGCCGACATCAGCACCACCCAGGTGTATGTCAAGGCGTCCATGGGTGCCCTGCGTCGAGCTGTGGGGGCTGCACCGCCCGCCGACAGCGTTTCCGCCAACTGATACAGGACCCCCATGAAAGTCCCTCACATCACCCGCGTTCTTGCCTCGCTGACCCTCGGCGCTTGTTCCACCGTCCAGCTGACTCCGGAGGAGCATGCCCTGGCGATGCGCTCCGATTCCTGTGTCAACCCAGCCTTTCGGGTCAAACCGGTGTGGTGTCCCGAGCCGAAGAACCCGCGCGCATTGCCGCTGGAAACCATCAGCATGCCGCGAGGTGCAGTGGTCCACGGCCGCATCATTCCGTGATTTTCTGAACTCGGACGGTTGCCAAGGCGGAGTCGAGTGTTCGAGTCACTCAGGGCCCACCATAAAATCTCGACGATAAGCCGGTAGCGACCACTAAGTTGCTACCGGCTTTCTCGTTTCTGGTGCCACATTTGGTGCCACGTCGCGCTGTGAGGCGCTGCATTAAATACGCCCAAAGTGACGCCCCTACTGGCGATGCCGCTGGTGCCTCCGGTGCCAGCATTGACGTTCAAGATGCGCTTCGATGAAGAAGCAGGCCAGGACCATTCGTTGGGATGCCCGCACCCACGTCGGATCGGAAGTCCGGCGCACGATCGGCGCAGCTCGCATCGGCTCGGCGGCCGACGCTGCTGTCCGAGGGCCGTGCGATGGACGACGGCGCCACGACCTCGCAGTGCAGGCCCTGTGCGGTGAGGCGGCGCCAGATGACGAAGCCGCAGGGGCCGGCCTCGTAGACGATGTGCAGCGGGTGGCCCCGGCTGACCAGGCGGCGCACGGCCTTGTCGAGCGAGGCCAGGTCGCCCGCGGTCGTCCCGACGTGCCGAATCTCCCCGTCTCGAGGTGCATCGGCGGTGGCAAGATCGATGCTGTCCTTGTGGACGTCCAGCCCGACAAACAAAGTGCTAGATTTATCCATGGCCCGTCTCCTCGCAAATCTGCAACGCCCCGGCAGCCCGTCTGCCGGGTGCCTTGGTGTAGCTCGGTGGGCCTCCGGTCCGCAACCTACGGCATCGCTGGAGTCGGGCCACCCCTGTTCGCGAAGCCATCATGTCTAGGATCGAGAGTGCGAGAGGCGTCGAGCCCGTCCCCGGCCGGAATTCCTAAAGCGTTCATGAAAGCATCTGCTGCTAGAAAGCTCGGCTGCATCGATGCCGTCGTATTTCTTGTACTTTGGCTCTCAGTCCTCGCAGCTTCCGCATCTGAACCCTGGTCCGACTTGTTTGACGATATCGTTCTACTGGGGGCGGCCTCCGGTTTTGTCGGTTGGCGCGGCACAGTTGTTTTGCTGCGCCATCAGCCCAAGGCCGTGCCGATTCGGTGCGCATTGTTGGAGGGGGCTGCTCTGGGTGCAATTTTTTACTTCCTAGTCTCCGTTTGGCTCTTCTACCCCCTCTTTGATTTCACCGCCATGGGAGCTTCTGGCGACCAAATACCGATACTCCCATCGAGCTTTCTTCTAATGGGCACAGCCTTCTTCGTCGGGCTTGGCGCCGGATTCGGTGCACTCAATGGCTTAGTCCTATATTGCGTTCTGAATCGCCTGCTTGTCAGATTGTTTCTTGCGCTCGACACAAGGGCGATGCCAAACTGAGGGAAGTTTATTGGTCAGGCGTGTGTCCGGTGGCTATCAGCGATTTCTGGAAGATCGTCTTTGAATGGTCCTCCAGCGTAATGATTTCCGGTATGTCTAGTGGGCTGCCGAACCCATCCACCGAGCGGACGTCAACAAAAGTTTGGCGAACTCGTGTCGGCTGCCCGTCCTCGGCGGTCAGCGGACGGGCAGCTGGGGATCGGTGCACGTGCCAGCGCCGGATCGTGCGTTGATGGTGGGTGTTCGACTGAGAGCAAGCGATGCAATACATGGCCCGTAGGACGGTAAGAGCGAAAGATGCGACCGGGAACGAATTCGATATGGAGCTCGAAGTCGGGGTGCCAATCCAGAAAGGCTTGCATCAATGGGGATGCGAAGTTCGGGTTACGGGCATGTTCGAACCAGCCCGTGCCATCTATGGAATGGACTCATGGCAAGCTGTGCAGCTGGCGTTTCAGTTCATCTCAAGAATGTTGGAAGACTTTGTCTCTCGGGGCGGAAAGCTGTACTGGCAAGAGAGCATGGAACCTCTGACCGTTGGCGGGCTATTTGCCTCGACCAAGCCATAG